GGAGGACAGGGTGCACAAGGAGGCGCAGGTTCAAGCCCAACTGGTCCTACAGGTAATCAAGGTGCTCAAGGAGCCAAGGGAGGTCCAGGACCACAGGGAGCTCAAGGAGCAACTTCACCTGGACCCACAGGACCTACGGGTCCTACTGGTGCTCAAGGTTCTCAGGGAAGCACAGGTAAAAGTGGATTATTTGGTAACGAAGGTGCTCAAGGAGCTTGTATTGATGGAGCCCAAGGTGCTCAAGGTGCTCAAGGTTCTTCTTCTGACTTCAGATGGAAAAAATCAATCAGAAAAATTGAAAATGCTCTTGAAATTGTTGAAAACCTACGAGGTGTTAGCTTTGAATGGGCACCGGAAATGTTTGACAAATATGGGTATGATTGGAAAAAAATTCAAAGTAAAGATATAGGATTTATAGCTCAAGAACTCAATTTTCACTTACCAGAGGTCGTGAGTTTCAAAAATGACAATTGGTATGTGAAATACGACGAGATAGTTTCAATTTGTATAAGAGCGATTCAACAGCAATCCTCTTTTCTTGATTTTTACGAAAAGGAAATGGATGGATTAGAGAACTTTATCAAATAAAAAAAAAGGGTCTTTTAAGACCCTTTTTCATTGATTTTATTTTTCAACTCTTCGATAGATTTATATAACATAACCAAAAACCTTGGCCAAACTTCTTTGTTATGTTTTTTGATTAGTTCAATATAAGTTATATAATAGGGCTCTTCATCCTCCTTGGCTGCGATAAAATCTGCAAGACCAGGATGCATCGTAGTGATATCTGAAACAGATTTTGAAATCATATTATCCAAAACTTCCTCGTCGTTAACTCTCCTCAAAATATCCAAAGTCAACTTGTTGAGTTTTTCACCTTCAGCGAAATAACCCAAAAGATTATCTAAGCTTTGAATTAAATATTTTTTGTACTCAGGATTTTTTAATAATAACAACCTTCTTTCAATTTCCATTTCCAAACCTTCTAAAAACTCATTTGTAATTGCTTTGAACTCAATCGGATGTCCCCAATATTTTGAATCAATATTCTCATCATAAGTCGTCATATATTTCGGACTATACTTAGTAGATTGAGATGGGTCGGTAGCGTGTAACATTTCATGGTATAAAGTCAGATAGAGATTTTTTCTTGATACATATTCTTTCGGTTGAACCTCTAATATAAAATCCATCGGGTCACGAGAACCAGTTGGAACTGTATCCATTTGTCCTATGTATTTGAGTCTCGGATTGATTACAATCCTTACTTGTCCCTGAACACCGTCTGATGTTTTGAAAGGGATTTTATCTACCATTGTTTTTTTGGTAAATTTTTTATTACGAGAATTCCATAGTCTATCAGCCAAATCATGAAGAAATAAACTTAGTTCGGGGTACATTTTGTACCTCGAAGCTTCAGTAAGGATATTAGATAATATGTTTATGAACTTAGGCATTCAAATCAGTACTCCAATTAATAGGTATTTTTTTAGCACGAAACTTATCTGCAAACTTTTCGAAAGTTTCTCTAAATGGTATTTGTGCTTGTTTTATGTTTTTAATTACGTTCATGGTGATATTTGTCCCTGTAGATAAATAGGCTTGAATCTCATCATCTATCACATTTTCACCATACCCCATCTTTTTTACTTTTGTATCTAATGAGTCTTTGATTGTGGGGTCAAGGTTCATAATGTTTCTTTTTTGTTCGGATTTGTATTTTTTATCTGCAAACCAAAGACCGTGAGCCATTTCATGATTGATTAAGTCAGGGTCTTCTCCTTCTGTTTGGTCGATACCAATCAAATAGAAGTCATTAGAACCCACGGATTCACGAATGGTATCAACAATACTAAACATAATTAAATCGTAAAAATTGATATCAGGAATGAGTCTGATACAAGATTCAATTGAATCACATGGAATGTTATAACCTGCCCAATCTTCATGGTAAGTAAGGATTTCACTTTTAGTTTTCCTTTTGTAATGATTAACAAAATCAATCCATCTGAAACCTTTACCTCTGAAAGTATCTGAGTCTGATTCATAAAACTCTTGATATCTCATGAATACTCTGGCTCTTAATCTGTTTTCTTTGATGACAACGGCAAAAATGCGGGGAAACATTTCATACAAAGAAATTTGCGAAAGGATATTTCCAATATTTTTTGGAGGGTTTCTCTGCGGAGAACGAGATAATTGTTCGGAAAATACAAATCTTTTTTTCATTAAAAAAAATCTGAAAAATATTCATTTATGTTTTTGTCAACCAATCTTGAGTCAGGATAATCGCGGGCGTAAGCTGATAAACAATCTCTATCTTCCATAATCAAACTAATAAAGCTACCATGGTGAGATATATTTCCGCTCGAACCATACTTTTTATTATTATATAAAAAATCATTGACAATACCTTCAAAATCGTAAATGGGTAAACGAAATCTTTCTACTTGAGTTTCTTTTTTGTATGGGTGTGGTACGTAAACCCATTTTCCTTTATCGGTATCAAAGTAATCATCAAGTTTTTTGAATATTGTGTTGTAAACCTCATGTTCATATGCTGAATTATAAGAATTACTATGAACACTATACAATTCTGATTTCACGTCACTTAATTCATCATTTAATAAACTATTCATAGAATCTTCATCGTCTATGATTCTTGATACGTTGTCCTCCGAAATAGTCCAAAACTCAGGATGACCTTGTTCAGATGCTATAAGTTCCATTTCTTCGGTTTCGAGAGATAATTGTTGGTCTTTCAATTCTGAAATAATTCTTTTTTTGAGTCTCTCAATGTTTTCAGGATTCAATTCCTCAATTACATCTCTATAAACATCATCGGTTGTATCAAAAAAGGGTTCAAACACATCTTCTCCACCTAAAATACTTTCGATTGTAGAACGACTCAAATCATTTCTATGATTATCACAAAACAAGTCTGCAAGTCTTCTACGGTCATGTTCCCAATAGGCAGTGTTATTTTCAATTACTACATCCCCTAACTCTTTCTCCATGAAATTATAGTAAGCGGGTTTATCATTGTCATATAACCATAAAAGATATTCATTCTCCCATTCTTCTGAGTTAGGTATGTCTTTTGGGTCAATTTCACTCATCAACCCTTTTCTACCCAAAATATTAAAAAATGTTTCATAATCATTGAAATATAGTTTGACATCTAAATCATCATTTTTGAACATTTCAATAATTTCTTCAACTGACTTCATAACATATAAATACAAAAAAAGGGACAAATTTTTGTCCCTTTCATTTACAACATTTAACGAGAGTTATTTTGATGTTTTATTCACTTTGTAATATTTCTCGATAGTTTTTTTAATTGCGGCTTTTACTGATTCTGACTGTTGTTGTTTGGCCGCTGCGGCAACAGCCGCTTGTTGAGGACTTGGCTGTGCTGGAGTTTGTTTCGAATTATTTTTACATCCACAAGACATTGTTTAATATTTTTAATTAGTTTATTATTTTGAATTTATGTTTATAACAAGTTTTCCTTATTGAACCATTATTTTCTTTACCATTGTTGACTTTTTTATTTCTGAGACAAAATGACAACTTTTGGCGAACATTTTTATGTGAACCTTTGGTAAATGAGTTCTCTATCAAATAATTAGCAGCTTCTACTAAATTGTCAAATGTTTTTAGTTCTTTGGTTAAAATATTTTCAAGAGAAAAAAAAGTAAAATTTGCATATTTCTCTAAATTATATTTGGAAAGATTTCTTTTTACATCATCATTATAAGTATTTCTCCTGAATTCATTAACGGTCGCAAGATTGTATCCGAAATCGGGAAAATTTGATTTGTTTTTCGAAATATAATAGTTTTCTTTTTCAATAAGTTCGGAAGGATTACAAAACTCGATAACATTGAATTCAAAATTGTTTTCACCGAGTTTATTGTAAGAATTTTGAAGATGAACGTTATCGTGAATATTTTTTCTCAATAACCAAAAATGTTTATATTCCCTATTTGATAAATTTAAAGAACTGCCGATATACACTTTATTATCTAAGGTGTTAGTGATTTTATATATACCACATCCCATATTCATAAATATACCTCAATATCATTTAATTTGCAAAAGATATTTATTAAATAAATGTTTCACTTCTAATGAAAAAATTTCTCAAAAAACAATTTAGTGTCAACCTCAATGAGTCAATCGAATATAGAAAGGAGGTCGAGGCTGAGGAAAGAAGGAAAGATAACGAATGGTTGATGAATCCTGATTGTCCTGAGGAAGGACTAAGAGCTCACGCCTTACATAAGTTTCTTATTTCCGAGGGGGACGTGGATGAATATACTGAACAGGATAGAGTAAAAGAAAAAAAACTTCGTGATGAAATTGAAAGATTGAATAAATTGTACGACGAATCGGAAGATACTGATACATCAATTTTAGATAAAATCGAAGACTTGGAGGATGAGTTGGATTCTATGGAAAAGTTCGATGTTTACGACATCATTCCTGATGGTAAATATTACGACTTGAATGCATTCAGGGTTAATAAATCAAGTTTAGACAACAGAAGATATACGGTAGGTGATGAAGATGAAATGACTGAAAGTGGAAGGGAATCTGTTAGAAATTATATTAGTGAGGTTGGATATGATGGTTTTACTGAAAGTTTCGTGAATTCCCATTTAGATGAAGACAAAATTCGCGATTACGCCGAATCTGTGTATAATGATGACGTATATGGTAATCCTGAAGCTTGGATTGACGATAGTAAAAGAGAACTATCAAGTAAACAAGAGGACGAAATTAGAATATTAGAAAGAAGAATAGACAGGGCCGAAGACCAAATTGTTGATTTGGAAGATTATCAAGCCGAGGGTCACAATGTCCAATCCAAAATCGAAGATTTACAAGAATTGATTGATGGATTAAAAGTGGAAATTGAGGATATTGAGGAAAGTCCCGATGGAGATTTTCCTGATGAAGTTATGGATAATAAAGTACAAGAATTGGCAGATGATGCAACGAGTGACCCACAATATTTCCTGAGAGACCATGGATTAGAACCTGAAGAGTTTATTGATGAGGAGGAATTCATTGACGCTTGTTTGGATACTGATGGACCTGCACATTTTTTGAATAACTACGATGGTAGTTATGACTCAATCAGAATCGGAGAAAAATATTATGAAATAATGAGAATTGAATGATAATTGATAAAATAAAAATAAAGGTTATATTTCAGTATGCCGAGAAAGAAAAAAATATCATTCAAACTCAATCCAGAGTGGTTACTCAAAGAACCCGTTGATTTTGAATATAATAAGTACACTCTCTTGGATTATCTCCAAAAGTGTGAGAAAAATTTAGATAACCTCGAAATCTATCCTGATTTCGTAGAGATTTCTTTGCATTTAGCAAATATTCAATCAATTGTAAAAGAAAATATCTTACTCTCTACGAACAAAAAGTTTGAATCATTGGACGATGAAATACTACTCAAAGAATTGGTTCCGATTAAATTGAGACAACTATCAAAAGAAGAAGAAACAGAATTAGAAAAGACACTCAAGTACTCTGGAAATAAACTCTTTGACTTTTTCAATATTGCAAAATCAATTTGGAACTTAGCCTTCGATAATATTGAATTGGTGATAAAAAAGAATAAAAAAAATCTCATATCAGGTTCGGGTTACATTTATTATTTGGATATCGGAAACTCAGTTCTCTATCTATGGGAATACCAAATAAAAAAACCTAAAGGCGATAACCAAAATAATAAAACCCATCTCAATAAATTGTATGAAGGAACTCCAAAAGATGTTTCTTTGTCTCAATTAATTGACCAACATTCATCACATAACAATACAGAGTTTTATAAAGACTTACCGTTATTCGAGATGAGAGTCTATCAAAAATTTCCTATGGAACAAACAATCGTTCCAATGATTAAAAGGAAAATTATGTCTTACGTTTTTCAAGTTGTCAACTATGAAAAATCAGATAGTTTTGATTCTGAAAAATAATTTTCTATATTTGATTTATGGGATTCAATAAGAGATACGTTGATAGTAAATTAAGTATATCAGCACTAAAACAAAATAGATTGAAGGAATACTATGGTAAAAGCGATTGTCTTCTCTTCGAAGATTATATTAGTTCAGACATTTACAAACTTCACAAAGAAGGTAAGACGGATGAAGAAATACTATTAATAATAAATCAAAACATGGAGGAAAAAACCTATGAAGTGTATTAAAGCACTCCGCGCTTCGAAAGATATTGAAGTCGGGGAAATTAAAAGAGTCGATGACAAAACTGCTAACAATATGGTTGGTATCAGTTGGGCGTACGTTCCCAAATCAGAGTGGAAAAAACAGACAAGAAAATCCAAACCTGTGGTAGAAGTAACTGAACAAGTTACAGAAACAACAGAAAAAAAATCTTATAAAAAAGGAGAGCGCTCCGAAAAACATAAAAACAAAAAATAATGGGAAACGTAAAAATTCATTTATTTGAAATGCTTCGCCTTGACGCTGAAGCACAAAAAGCCAAAGCCCTTTTGACTTTGGAATTATTATCTAATCACGCGGCTGGAATTGGTGACCACTCAACGGGAGACTATTACAAAAACGCAGAGGAAGCTCTTCAGATGTTAGTGGATGCTGATGATAAACTCGAAGCCATTCAGAAATATTTCAACTAATGAAAAAAGTTTTCAGAAAACTAGAGTGGTGGTTTGACTATTATTTTGCGTGGATGCTTTATAATGGGAATAAACAAGACAGATACATTGAGTATATGGAAAAAAAATGGGGGAGTAAAAAAAATGAATTCGAAAAATGATATGGTGAATCACCCTTCTCATTACGGTGGTGAAAATAATCCTTACGAGGTAATAAAAGTTTGTGAAGAATGGGGTTTGGATAAAGATGCATATCTTTTCAATGTTGTCAAATACGTCGCTCGTGCAGGAAAAAAAGATACACTCAAAGAAATTGAAGATTTGAAAAAAGCTTTGTTTTATCTCGAAAGAAAAATCAAAAATCTTACTAATGGAGATTAACAAAATTATAAATGGTGATTGTGTTACAGAGATGAACAGAATGCCTGAAAACTCTGTAGACTTGATTGTTACTTCTCCTCCATACAATGTTGGAATTGAGTATGACACCTATCAAGATGACCGTTCTATGGAGAGTTATTGGGATTTCACCAAGGATTGGTTAAGAGCGTCTTATCGAATACTAAAACCCGATGGTAGAATTGCCATCAATATTCCTTACGAGATTAATGTACAAGACAGAGGTGGTCGTGTCCTTTTCATGGCTGAGTTTTGGAGACACATGAAAGATATGGGATTCAAGTTCTTCGGACTCGTAGACCTCAATGAAACCTCACCCCATAGAAGTAAGACCACGGCTTGGGGTTCATGGATGTCTCCTTCATCGCCCTACATCTATAATCCAAAAGAATGTGTAATATTGGGTTATAAATCCAAACATAAAAAAATTGTTAAAGGGGAATCAGAATGGGTTGGAGTTATCGACTCAACTGTTGCTGAAGACGGCTCAACAAAAAACAAAACTCTTTATACCGAAGAACAGAAAAAAGAGTTTATGGATTTGGTCTATGGTCAATGGGATTATTTTGCCGATACAAGACAAATGACTAAAGCAACCTTTTCAATTGACATTCCGCTTAAAGCAATCAAAATACTGACATATAAAAATGATTTGGTGTTGGACCCTTTTGTAGGGAGTGGCACAAGTTTAGTTGCTGCGGTTGTTTCAGGAAGAAATTGGCTTGGTATTGAATTGAGTGAAAAGTATTGTGAAGTGGCAAAAAAACGAGTTCAACAATTCATTGACTCAAAAAAACAATTAGAATTAGAAATGTAAGGGTCTTGAGACCCTTTTTTCTTTATAATGGATATTTATAAAGAAAAATCCTAATGTCCGATTTTATAGTTTCCGAAAGTCAATTTTCAAAGATTAAAGATTCAATTTCTTTTCAAAAAGATTTTGAGTTGGCTCAAAAGAATTGGGACAATTTTTCTAATGAAGAAAAAAATCTGTGGTTGAGTGTCT